TGGAGATCATCTCACCGATAGCAGAGACATCACCGTTCTTATCGAGAGTGATACCTTGATCTTTGAGGAACTTAATAGCGTTGGCTAAATCAGAAGCTTTAACGTTGTCAGAATTAAGTTGATCGACAAGTTTCATAGCTACTAACTTATGCAGCCCCTGAAGTTCTTCTTCAGAGGCCATACCTGTGCTTTTTCTTCTAGCCATTGTTTACTGTTACCTTTTTGTTTGGAAAGAGGTTCTTTCTTATTAACTCTACAGCCGTATCATCTATAGTGTTATCAGTGGACTCGACAAGCTTTGTAAGCAGGTCCACAATCAGTTGCTTAACTGAGTCAGATTTTAGAAACGCGAAAAGAATAGGCTTAACTAGTAGAACCATTGGAAAAAAAATAGGCTGTAGCTAGGTTACTCCTTTTTTGCTCTCTTAAGGGCTATTAGATCTAAAAGTTTAGAAGCGTACTCAGGATCAGCACTACTACTCTGTTGAATTAGGAGCTCTGCAAATAGAAGATATACAGTCTCTACATCCATCCGTTCGGGAAGATTGGCTTCGGCTTCAAGAAGAAGTTTTAGTTTCTCGTGCCAAGAAACGTGAGTCGGAATTTCATTCTTCGGTCCACTACGCCACATCTCAGCAAAGCGCTCCTCGATCGACTCAGGAATGTACATCTGAATCATATCGAGAGCCTCCTTCTGATGAAGCTGACCTGAATAGTAGGTAGCTACATCACGTAGGGAGAACTTCACCAGCCAGACTCTCTCTGGAACTTTCTATTAGCTTCTTGTTGGGCTTTTTTACGACGATCTCTTTCAACTTGTTTAGCTGCTTCTTTTCTCTGTTTCCATTCAGGACTCTTTTTATACTTTTCCCAATCTTTAGTTCTTTCGTACTCAGCTCTACGCTTGCGCTCCTTTTCGCCTTCACGGCGTTGGTACTCCATTTCAGACATTACTTTTTCTCCCTAGGGGCGATAACTCTACCGTACCTGTCTACCCAGGTACTGTTGACACCTATGAATCTAGTGCCTTTTTTAGTTTTTGTCCTCTTTTCGGAGGCTACCTCTTTTTTACTAGACGCTTAGTCCTCCTTTTAGCTTGTTTAGCTTTTTTAAACTCTTTCTTTTCTGTTTTCTTATAGTCAGCGGGTAGGTTGGCTACTGGTTTCTTTTCTTTATTCCTACCCTCGTCTCTCATTTGTTTAAACTTTTCAAGACTAGCGAAACCTAACTCTCTTAAAAGAGCTTTAACTAATCTTCCCTTACCACCACCAGCTAAAGAGGCTCCCATTTTTATGAGTTGTTTAGCTCTAGGGTTCATATATTTACCCCAAGCTTTTCCTTGCCTCATAGCGTTATGAAGCTTTTCAACCCTCGCTTTACGTACTTCAGGTGTTTCACCACTCCAGAAGTTTTTCTTTGCGTATCCAGTAGTACGGGACTGACCAGCACCTTTTGTTGGAGTCTTACCACCTCCAGTTCTTCTAGCTCCAGTGTTGTTTGGTCCTGAACTAGTACTTTTAGCTCCTGAAATAGGTTTCCCTATACGAGCCCCACCTGTAACTCTATTAGGTCCGGTTCTTCTAGCTCCTGTATCGTTTGGAGAGGTTGTTCTCCCTGGTCCACTTAATAGTCCTCTTCTTCTACTGGATTGATCTGGTGCATCTACCTTTCTAATTGGATTATTTGAACCAGGCTTAACGTATCTATATCCTGCGTAACCGCCTTTACCTCTGGTAACTGGACTTTTACCTGTTTTAAATTCTCTTAAACCTTCACCACCAATTGTTCTACGTCTGTCTGTAGCTTTTTTAACTCTTACAGATCTTGTTCTAGAGCTGGTAATAGGGCTTTTACCTTTACCTCTTCTTTCTACATTTGAGGGTCTATCTTCAGCAGAAGTACGAGTACCCCCTGTTGGTCCTACACCAGGATTCTTTCTTGTTGATTTAACTCTGACTGAACGGTTACCTGAGCTGGTTACAGAGACTCTTCTTCCTGTACCTCCATCAGCTCGGTTATAGCGTCTTCCAGCTTTGTCACGGCCTCCTTCAGGCTTCTCACCTGTAAAAGCCCTCATATTTGATGTAACTCGACTAGGAACTCTACGTCCCCTAGCGTTTACTCTCCAGCCTTCTTCAGCCATAATTAATAACCTAATTTGTGCATTTGCTTTTTGTATTCCGCATCAGACATCATTCCTGCCTGCTTCATAGCGTCATACTGAGCTTTACGTTTTTTCTGTATGCCAGTTTTAGCCTTGTTAATGGTTCCAGAACCTAAAGGTATTTTCCCTGGAGAAAATCCTTTCTTTTTATAACCAGTTTCAGCCATAAGTTTTAGACTTGTATCCACTATTCATTGTACTTGATTTTGATTTTGAATCTTTCTGAAATTTCTTAGCTACGCTAGGCTTATTAGCATATAGGTACTTTTTCTGTTTATCGGATTTAAAAGGCATGGCAGAAGAGAAGAAAAGTCTTGTTGGGAAACTAAAAGACGGAATGGCAGATAAGGAGGAACAGATTCAAGTCCTCGGTACTTTTGTTCGCCTTGGAGTAGTTGTGTGGAGTGGTTTCATAATTAGTTTAAATTATTTGCCCCTACCAGGGATGGATAATAAGCAGAACAATGATATAACTTTCATAACTTTCGTCTTTACCTCAGCTCTCGCTACTTTTGGGATTGATACAGCTAAGAAAAAGGATCATAAAGAGAAGCCTACTGGAGCTACACAGCATATAATTATAGAAACTCCTATTAAGATTGAAGGAGTGGATACTAACAAGGTAACAAAAGTATGAGAAAATGCTTATTACTTTTGCTCCTGCTAAGCCCAGTTGCTGCAAGGGCAAACCCAATTACGCCTGCTTTCACTCAAGGCTCTATGCAATCGACTACAGTGACTACAATCGATATCGAAGAAACGATAGAGACAGAGGTATTTGGAGGTGCTTACACTAAATGGAGTGGAGAAAATATCACTCATACTTCAGCAACATCTGGAGGCATAGTCGACACAGACTCGGTATTCACTCTCCATACTGCTGGAGACCCCTTCACTCTGGAAGTAACAACCAGAGCAGCAGGGGTAGTAGAGACTCACGATATAGAAAGAACCATCGAACAAACTTCTACTACTACATCGCTATCTGTCTTTTCTCAGTAAGTCCAGTATTAGCAGAAGAACCAAAAGTAAGTAACACCTCAAATCCCCAGGCGGCTGCAACGGGCAATGTGACCAACCAAGCAGTGCAATTCCAAAATAATGGAGCACCTTCGAGACAGCAGTTGGGACCTTCCATTGTTTGCAACGGTTCTACTATGACTTTTACTCCTTTTTATATGGGTAATCACGTCAAACCTTGGGAACATGAGGAAGGAAGAATGTCCCCTAATGGTTATACAATGAGTGAGAATTGGGGTGCTCAATTAAATTTTATGGTTCCACTTGACGGTTCAATTACTGAACTTTGTAAGTCAATTGGTAGGAGGCAAATGGAGAAGTTAAGACTTGACTATGAGTTAGTACGTATTAAAGAATGTGCAGATCTTCAAACTAAAGGTTTCACCTTGCGTCCAGGGAGCCGCCTTGAACATATCTGCGCCGACGTTGTTCCAATCTCTGCCGTGACCACGAAGGTACCTCTTGACCTTGACTTCTCTTCAATCTTTTCAGAGCCTGTTGAATCAGAGGCTTTAAAATTTGAACACTCCTTTTAAATACTGCAGTCGCTGTAAGAGTAGCTACTACAGATACTGAAGCTGTAGTACCAGCAGCTACTAGGATTTCTTGTTTAGGTACTGGTAGTTCGTAGTCTGTAAAAGGTATAGTGAACGAAGTAATTTCTTTAGGTAATGAAACTTCTGGTTGCTTTGGTTGTTCTTTCTTCTCTGTATTTTTCTCTGCCTCACCTGAAGCCTCTACTCCTGGAGGCGCTCTTAAATCGGAAGGTGGAACAACTAACGGACGATATGAAGGAATTAATGCCTTCGGTTGATCCAGAGTTACCCTTGGAATTTCCAGCGCCGGAGGTAGAGAATAACGTGGCAGGAGAGGTGGCTCTCCCATCGCTTTAGTAATTCACGCCAATTCCGTGTAGTTGGGTTTCCTTAGAGCCAGCTGCTTGGTTTGCCCAAACTGCTTTGTATCTAACATCAGTACCAGCGGTACAAGTTGTCTCTCCTAAGTAAATAGTTTTAATACCAGCGCTAAAGTCTGATCCTGCTGTATAACTAGCTGCTTCAGTCCAGTTGGTTCCACCATTACAGGTGAAATAGATCTTTATATCAGTTCCAACAGTAGCTGTACCAGCTCCATTCTTATAAAGAAATGTACCAGATACCTTAGTTCTAGAGGAGGATGCTGTATTAGCAGTACCAATTACAGTACCTGTTGCACTTGTAGTTATTTGTGTATTAGGAGTAAATGTAGTTCCATCTTTATATCGACAGACATTAGAAATACGGTATTCATCTATACTTCCTTCAAATCTACCGTAACTAGTTGAGTATGCTCTTCTACCTACCCAAATATCACCAGCCAAGGGGTTTGCTGAACCAGTAAATATTGAACCAGTACCAATACTAAGCGTAGATTTCTGTACCCCATTAATATATATTCTGAGAGTAGAACCATCTCTAGTAAAAGCAACGTGAGTTAGAGCATCTATAGGGAAATCAGTAGTTGAGTCACTGCCCATAGCCCAGTCATCATTAGTATTAGTTCCATTACGATGATATACATTATGTCTAATCCAAAATTTATTAGCGTTTCCTGTATCTTTTCTTACTTGGAAATGGAAACCACCTCCGCTATCTGAGCTATCGCTAGAAGCTTTACCAAATAATTCACCTTGTTCATAGTCCATAACCTGACTATGCATATTCAACCAAAATTCTATTGTCCAATCAGCAGCTTCTTGGAAGAAATGCTGCCAAGTATGGTCACCCCATCTAACATTATTTCCATTATTAGCAGTCCCCGCAGCCCAGTCTATTGCTGAAGTATATTTAAAATCCCCAGCAGTAGTGGTGATGTCTGGCATACTACTGGCAGCACTTGACCTAGCCCAGTCACGGTCATTACCAGAACTATCCTCAAAACCTGCGCCAGATGTATCCCCATCTGAGCCATTACAATGCATTAACGCTAATGTATTAGCATCAGTAGTGTATTGTGCTGCTGCTCCGATAACAGCGGTATCGACAAATTCACCGGTTGCATCTCTATCTACATTTGTTTCACTTCCAATTCCAGAATCATCTTCAAACTGATCTATAAAACTATTAGTTAAGTTATAAGCAGCTCTATTGGTATCGACTGCAATCTGCAAAGCTAATTTAGAAATATCCCTTCTAAGATTTGAATCATCATAAGCTGCTGGTTGCCAAGTTCCATCTCCTCTTAAGAAGTTACTAGAACTAGCTACTCCACTCCCAAGCCTTGCTGTTCCTACTGTTCCTGAACTAATGTTACTTGCGTTTGTAGTATCTGTGGTGGCAGAGGTAGCAAGACCAGTAATCTTTGAAGTGGCTATTGCTGCTGAAGCGTTTATATCAGCGTTAACGATGGAGCCATCTTCTACTCCATCAGAGTTAACTTTGTTGAGTGCGTTTGCCATAATTTACCAAGGAGGGGCAACTTCTTGTTTTGTTTCTGTACGTGGTTGATCTATTTTATCAACAACACCTACATTAAGCCTTTCAATAGTTGGATCGGCTGCTTTTATCCAGCCGCTTACATCACTTTCTTTTAACGAAGCAAATTCAATAAAAGAACCATCGACGACAGGTTTAAATACAATCTCATCTGTTACAACATTCTTGTTATTAGTAACAGTGTTAGTTGTTGTTAATTCATACCACGCTTTTAAAACAACTTTAGTTTTACCACT